GCAGTAGAAAGCGTTCTGAGCGGCGCAGGCATCTTCATCCTTCACGTTCTCGAAATATGGTTTCAAGGTCGTCGCCGCGCGCGCAAGTTGCAACTGCTGACCCCCCAGGGTCTCTACGTCGTCCTGTGTGCCTTGTCCGCTCAACTGCCGGGGAATTCCCAAAATCAATTCGCAGAACGTCATCAGCATCATGGGGTAGTTCCACAAGGCTGGATTGATCGGCAGTTCGAAGTGCATGAAACATTCCGTGATGGGTAGCGGTTGGCCGTTGACCCGCATCGGTATGGGCGTGATCGTTCCCGCAGGCAACTGCTTGCCACTCATCTTCTCGGTATCGAGACGCGAGGCATCCGCGACGTTCAAACCGGTAGAGGCGCGCGAGGCCCAGTCATCGAGAATCCACATCGCCCGGTTAAATCGGGCATTGAAACTCACGGCGGTATTCGCCAGAGCCGCACAATAGACTCCCTGGTTGTCGTACAGGGCGGCGTGGCTCCACTCTTTTACCAGCACCGCAGCGCGGATGTCGACCACTACTTCCCCAACCATTGAAATCTTCAGACCGTCAGGATATGTCTGCCTCATCCTCTGGGCAAACGCTTGACCTTCACTTCCGCCTTTTTTGGCGTAGGCTGTCGGAGTAACCCAGACTTCTGAGTACGTGGGGTTCCCTTGGCTGTTATCCGCCGTGACTCCGCCCAAGGCACTGATGGCGTTGACTCGGTTCAAGCGGTCGACCGTGGCATTAGGATTCGTCGGATCGTCCGCGCCCTGCTGAATCTGCTCCCAGAGGTTGGGGAACATGGTGCGCGCTTCTCCAATATCAATCTCGCGGTCTTTGGCGAGGATCGGCGTCATGTGCAGCGGCCGGTCACCTTTGGCCTTAGGGTCGACGTCAATCTCTAGCGGAGAATGAATCGTCTGCTTCACCCCTGCTCGGGGAACCCGGTTGACCCCGGACATCTTCATACTCATCCGGTTGCCTTCGCCAGCACCGTAGTAGCTTTCCTGCCCCATGAAGGAACCGCAGGCAGGACACTCCATCCCATCAGGCGAAGTTGCTGGGGTCTCCGTCCCACAGTTGGCGCACTTGTAGTGAGGTCCGGAGACTATCTGGAGGTCTTCGAACTGCGGCTGCTCGTCGTAGCCGAACATCTCTCCGTCGATAACGGGCCGGGTGTGGCGGAAGTAGGAACCGAAGAGGAATAGCATTTCGTAAATCGAGCGAATCATCTGACGCTTTCGGTTCTGGCGCCCAATGATGCGGCTGGATTTCACGGCGGCCTTAGCAGTTACGGTGTCTTGCAGGTCAGGGCTGGCATTTTCCGGCTTGACCACAGGTTCAGGAATCGCGCGGCTCATCGTCGCCGTAAAGACGTTGCAGAACATCAATGTGAGTGGATTGATCCAGCGTTCAAGGTCGGTATCTTCCCCATCGTCCGAATCCTGGCTGCGCGCCCAGGCTAAAGCGTCATACCAGCATCCAGTGGAGTTGTCCCAGCGAATGAACTGAATCCCTTTCCAGTAGAAGAGGTTTTCCATCCACTGCCGGCCACGTTCAAGGCGGTCCTGCATCCAGTCGGAACGATACTCTGTGATGATGTCTTTGAGAAGTTTCTGGTCTGATTCCGATACGTTGCCAGTGGAGAAGTAGCTACTGGTCGCGGTAACCTGAGAGGGATTCTGTGCGCTGACTTCCGCGACGTTTTGCGTGGTTCCGCCGGTCTGCTGTCCGCCCTGCGGATCACCTCCCATCCCCGGAATACCGGTTAAGCCTGCGAGACTCACTAGATGCTCACCCTGAATTTCAAGATGTCGGCCTTCGATGCTTTTGAAGCCCGTTGGATTATGCGGTCAATAGGCGTGCTGTACTGCTGAGGCTTGCTGTCGCTTATGACTTCAATCTGCTGCGACGCAGATGCTTTCATGGGTTCGGGGTTCGGTGGACCGTCAAGAAGACGTTGCTGGAGCATGGAGCGTTCTTCCTGCAAGTCTTTGATCTGGTGTTGCAGGTGATCTAGAAACTCTCGGCTGACCCAAGGCATTTAGGAACTTTGCTCCAATAAGACCCCACTGGGGTTCGGTCCATTCGAAGTAACGAGAAGGATCACAGTTCCCTGCCCTCCGACATAACCACCTAGACCGCCATGCACACGGCCCGCATCTCCGCCAAAGACGATGGGCTCATAGGCTGGCCCTGATTGACCGTTGCTGTTTGGTAGCCAGGTGAACTGGTACTGAGGATCGGCCAGGGGCGGGATTGCGCCAATGGCCGGAATAGGAACGGCCGGCTGCGGCGGGTTGGTGTCGATGCGGAAGCCTGTCAACCCCTGCTGGACCCCGTTGTTGTAAGCGGGATCCTCGATCACTGTTGCTTTTGAGCACCCGATGGTAAGCGCGATAGCGGTCATTGCTCCGCCCTTGGCATTAATCGGGATGGAAATTACTCGTGGATTATCCTGGGCCATAGAATCCTTTCAAACTGCCAGTCCTGCCATCCATTTCGCTTGCACTTCGCGTAGCATGAGAATCAATCCAGGCTGCGCGGGGAAAAGCATTTCTGCCGTGATTCGTTCGCGGTCGCGCGCTTCCAGTCCGGCGTTATACTCTTTGACCGGACACGGTTCCTTTCCATGAGGCGATCCGCAGATTCGGCAATGTCGGTATGTCATCATCGCCCGAACCTCGGAAGCAGAACACGAGACACGGAACCGATTGCCATGTCCATCATGATTGGGAGGGCTGAGGGCATTAAAGAATTTTGAAGATGTCTGTCTACTGCGTGGGAACGACATTCGCCGTTAAGAACTGCTGGAAAGACGCAGGCTTTCACGCTGCACCGGGTCCCGTCTGCTTTGGCGTTTGCCAGCGCAATCTCGAATCTCTTGGCCGCTTCTTTTGCCTCCACTTCCCGTTGGGCAAGCTGTTCGTTACCTTGATGATCGTTTAGAGCTACCGAGTTTGCTTGGGCTCGACCGCAGACTCGCCCAATGCACTGCTTCGTGACTTTGAAGGCCGCAGCGATTACGCGAAGGCTGTCTCCCGCGAATCTCCGCGCAATAATAAGTTCAATCTCGTGGGGAGTAAGCACTCGGCGAGTAGTTTTGCAGGAGTAGCGCCGTCCATACGGAGTGCGGCGTGCGATCTGGCTCTCGACCATCTTCGCTCGAATGACGGCTTTCACACTGTCACCTGCAACTGGTGATCTTCTGAGTCGTTGATAGTTTCGCGGACGCTCCGCGCCAGAATGATGCAGCCGTGACTTGCTTCTTCTGCACCAGCAAATTCAATCGAATCGCCGTGGATCAAAAACCCAGACCTTTCATAAACTTCCGTATCCCAGTGTGGAGAGAGCGACATCACCACTGGACCTTTCGTAGGATGATCAAAGGCCGGGCCAATCGTCCAAACCCCTGCTGGAATCGGGCCTGAGTCTGCGATGTCCTGCGCGGTTGGATTGTTAACATTTGGGGGATGTCCAGAGTATCCAGTTCCCAGTATCTTCCCTGTGGGCCCTTCCCAAACTCCGCTCGCCTGGTGATAGGTGTGCATCGATTCTCAATCTCCGCCTCGATGCCGGTTTGAATTCGCAACCACGTTGATAAGCGCGTTGTTCATGGAGGATAGTGTTGTCTCCATTCTGCCCAAGGCGGCCTCCATCCGAACCTGTGAGGCCGTAATGGGAGAAAGGGCAATTTCGAGCTTCAAGTCAGCGTTGCCATTGCCGTTCGGTTTGCCGCTCAGTTTCGCAATGAGCAACGGGCCGGCTTTTACCCAGGCGTAAAGCGCAGCAGCACCAAGGGTACCCGCACCGATGTGAGTGGTTACTGGATCGATCCCGAATATCATTGGCCGTTCGGTGCACCTGGGAGCGGGTGCTGAATTACCCACTTAGCGACGGAGACGATTGCGCTTGTGCCCGCCACCGCAAGAGCCTGCTTCCACGTTACGCCGACCAGTCCCGCCGCTGCACCGCTGGCCGCGCCACTGATCGCACCGTTAATTAGGCCGATTCCCCACTGTTTCCAAGTCATACGTTCTCCTTTCAGTGTTCGTGATTTTTCAAAGCACTGCAATCCGACTCGTCACAGTACCGAGCAACCAAGTTCACATCTGTGTCGCAGTCCACTTGCTTGGCCAGTTTCACCAGCGAATCCTCGTTGTCGGTGTCTTTGTCGTCAGAGACGTAGGTCCACCAGCACGAGAGTTCCTCTTTGCCGTGCTCGATCCACAGCGGTTTCACCCAGTAATTGCTTTCTGCCCAGGAGATAGCGGCTTCGCGCGAACGAAACTCTTTATGTTTCGATTCGTCCGAGTGCATGTGGCAGAGCGCCGGCGGAGCGGAAGTGTCGCAAACGTAATGCAGAATCCACGGTGCTCTCGCTGGCGCGACCAGCAGAATCCCAAAAGCTATGATCAGCGTCTTCATATCAATTCGGTTGATAGATGATGTCTAATCCGGAAGCGCCCATAGCGTTCACTTCAAATTGTCCAGCTTGATCATCTACTGTTCCCGTGTAGAAAGCGCGGACATTCGAGGTACCGGACTTCGTAGAGAAAGTTCCTGCCAGTTCCCCGGTCAACGTGTAGACCCAAGTCCCATCCGAGAGATGAACGGGCGTGAGTTGGGCCGAGACAAAGGTACCGGAGAAGTTGCAGGGGCAAAGTGGGCTGGTTTTGAAGGGGTTGTTATCGTTCGATTTGAAACTTCCCCCCGGTCCGAACTTCGCACCCACTTTGAAATTAGGCTGGCCGATCACTGGCCCGGTCACGAGCCCGTAGCCTTGCGGAAGAATAGATACGCTTCCACTCCCCGGAATCAGTGCTCCGTAGACGTAGCTCTGATTGAACTGGATGGGAACGCCGTTGGCTCCGGGCAAAGGCAAGGTGGCGAACACGCCGCCGCCCGTGAGCTTAAGGGAGCTCTGGGCGAAAGAGAGGGAGGCAAGGAGTAAGAATGCGATGACAATAATCTGTTTCATAATTAGTTGGCCCTTGCAATGCACTCCAGAATGTCGCTTGCGGTCCACGTCGCCCCCGTAGTAAGGGCACCATCCGTATAGGCGGTCAAAGTGACGCTGGTCGTAGAGACGCTCCCAGTCTGCTTGGTGATGAAGTTCGTGGTCGAGGTAGTTGTGATGTCATCGCAGTGAACCGCCCAGCCATGATTTGCAGCCGGGAAGGTTAGAACAATCGGACTCGTAATCGTGCCCGTGCCGACGTTGATAGAAAAAGAACAATTATCTGTTCCCGTCACGGTAGCGGCTACGGTTCCTCCGCCGCCCGAAGCCACGGTGGGCATGGTCGTGCTGCAAGCCAATTTCGCGGCGATGTAAAATTGGGCGGTCACCGAAAGCTGTGGAATGAGAATTTCCGATGAACTCAGGCCAACTGAAATCGTTTGGCTGCCGCTAGTGCCGCCGTTTAATGTGATTGTGCCGCTCGTGCCGGTCGTGCCTGCAAGTGTGAGTGCGCCCGCCGTAGTTGCTTGCACTCCCAGAGTGGGCGTGGCCGAGAATGACGGATCAGTGCTTGACCCTGCCCCAGCCAGAAGTGTTCCCGCCGCCCCCGCCGCCGTGATGCTCGGAGCCGATGCCGTACCTTCCCCTAGCCAGACACCGTGTGCCGTGGTAGGCATAGCTACCGCTGTTACCGCAGCCGTTCCCGCTGTAGCATTGGCGAGAAACGTATCCGCGCCTACTGTAACAAGTCCTGCTAACGGGATTCCCGTGATATTAGTTCCTGTGCCACTGCTCGGAGTGCCAAGTGCGCCCCCGCTGACCAAGCATGTCGAGCAGGCTGCCGTGATGTCTCCGGACTGCAAGGCGCTGTCTACAAAGTTCGTACCGTTGTTTCGCAGGTAGTGTCCTGCCGTAGTCGCCCCTGTAATAGAAAATCCCGCTGCCGGAAAGTTGAACACATTCCCCGAGGTCACCGTCGCCGCATCCGCCGCTGAATTGTTTGCAACAAAGTGAATTGCATTCGCCGTAAGAGTGCCGAGGCCGAGGTCGCCTGTCACACTATAAAGATAACTTTCCCCCGCTAGTCCGGTGAGATTCCCAGTTCCTGAAAACCCGCTGCTGTTGATGCCGAAATCGCCATAGTGCGTCGTAGCTGTTCCCTGATCGTTCGCGGCGATGTAATCTGAACTCGCACTTGCTCCTGAGCTGGTGTTTTGAATCACGTTCTGGATGTAGTTATTGGAACTGCCTTGAGCGGTAAACATGAGATTTGCGTCAGCAAAACTCAATGACCCGTAGCTATAGACGCCCTCATTATCCGAGGCTTGCAAGGCTTCATTTGCCGTGAAAGTGACGGCAGTGACATTGCCACTGCCGTCTGTAACTATCGCGGCATCGCAGACTCCCGCGGTGCCGCTCCAGTAAAGCAGTGCATCGGTGGTGGAACATGTGATGCTTCCTCCACTGGCGGCCCCGACCAGCGACGAGGCATTCACTCCACTGCCAGAGGTCATGTTGACCGTGGCAGTTCCGCTCGCGTAGGAAGTAAAGCAGATTTGAAAGGTGTCTACCGGGCCAAC